GGCTAATTGGAACGAAGCCACAACTTTAAAAGTAGGTTGGGGTGCACAAGCTTGGAATGATGGTGAGTGGGGCGAACTCAAAGACATAACTATATTTCCAACAGGTTTCTCAATCACATCTAGTTTAGGATCACCAACAGTTGTAGATATGACTGTAGGTTTAAGTGGTCAGTCTGTTACATCTTCTCAAGGTGAATCTTTTATTCCTGTTATGGTGGAGGGAATATCAGCAACGTTTTCAATTGGTTCAGTATCTGTGGTAGATATGCAGGTAGGACTAACTGGTCAATCTGCAACAACTTCTGTTGGATCTTTAACAGTTAACGATATGACTATTGGTCTAACAGGCCAATCATTTACCGCAAGTCAAGGAACAGCTAAAGCACCGAATGAAACAGCGATTCTCTCTGGTTTATCTATAACTTCAGCACAAGGAACTGTGGAGGCTGTAGTTGATGTTACAGTATCGATTTCTGGTCAATCTTTTAATTCTAGTTTAGGAACGGTTACAATACCGAATGATGTGGTATTTTTATCTGGTCAACAAGCAGAATTTAATTTAGGTTCAATTATAGGTCTAGGTGGAGCAGTAGCCCAACCAACAGGTCAATCCGCTACAGCTTCTGTTGGATCTTTAGCAATAGAAGAAGGTTTAGGATTAACTGGTCAGTCGTTTAGCGCTAGTGTGGGGGCTATAGCACCTGTTGATATGCAGGTTGGATTAACAAGCTTATCTATCACTACTAGTATTGGAACAGTTGATATCTTTGCATATGGAGATGTTGACACTGGCTC